CATCAAACAAACTCCAATATTCAAGCGGATAATGATATGTTGCACTTCCTTGTTTTGTGTCAATTCCAACAATGAAATATCCGTAAAACATATCGCCTGTATCGTGTAACTTTGATTTCCAACAAATATCCTTGTTGCAGTTAAACAATGAAGCAGTCAAAATCGCTCTGTGATGATATAAGTCATTAAAACTATGGTCGCCGTCAGAAACAAGTCCGCAATTATCACTTTCAAGCATTGCCTTTGTGTTTTCAATAAATAAACCTTTATCAATCATATAATTTTGCACTTTTCCTTTCCACATTTTTCACACTTATAAACAATCATTTTCTGCATACATGTATTTATAAGCATTTGTTCTTTGTATTTGTATTCGTGTTTGCAAAACAATCTTTTATTCCGTTTGTTTCCGCACTTCTCTATGCTCTCCACTTAATCACCGCCTTAACAAACCACAATGGTTTTGCAATCTTCAATATATTTTTGTTTTGCCTGTGCTTTTGTATATCCATAATATTGCTTTATTCCTTCAATGCCATATACAACCCAAGCTCCACGAATGTTTTTCTCAATAAACCAAACTATTCTTTTTGGTTTCACTTCTCCCCGCCTCTTTCTTTTGTTGTGCGTGTGTGCTTAGGTCTATCTAAATATGGCGGATAATCCTTGATAGGATTTAATTCTCTGTGTATGCGCTCATCTTCTTTTAGCAATTCAACGATTTGTAGCGCAATCCGTCTTGAATTAAGTATCAATTTCAGTTCTCCGTCCTCATACACTCCATAATCGCAAACAACATCTCTTACTTCATATTCAGCCATCACCTCTCACCGCCTTTCAATGATTTTAAATACCTTCGATATTTTCTGCTATATTTCCTTAAAATTAAATCAAGCATAATGCTGTTGGTTTGTTCTGTTGATTCAGGCATAGCAGTTAAATAAGGATAATGCTCTTTATCATCAATTAGTGCTTTGAAGATTAAATCGAGTGCATATTGGGCTTCGATTGGTGGGTCGCATAATTCAAACTCCTTGTCGGCATACCAATCATTTATTTTCTTAGACAAGCCTGCAAACGACACACTATCATCCCATTTCACTCCTCCTCACCGCCTTTCTCGGTTGGGTGGTCGGTAAAATCGAGTGCTTGACCGCAACAAGGACAAACGCAAGGCAAACCATAATAACCATCTTCAATAGGTTTTTGTGGTATTTGTTTTTCAAGTGCATTTATTGCCATTTCGATTTCTTCAACAAAATCCATTTGATTGTCGGTGCAATCATCACTTATAAGATATTTCAAATTTTCAATCGCTTCTTGTATTTTCATTTCCCCTCCTCCTCCTTTTTGTCGATGTAGGTATAGAACATATCAAAGGTGTCGATTCCGGAGGCTTCAAGGAGCGCAAGCGTCAGGTTAGTGCCGACGGAGTGTCCTCCGGAGAGGAAGTTTGTGACGGTTCCCTGTGAAACTCCTGCCCGGTCGGCGAGCTTCTTTTGCGATTCCCTTGATTCGGTGAGCGCGTTTCTGACGTACTCGACCATGGCATTATACACCGCTGTCGCGTTTTTCTGCGCGTCGCTTGCGCTTTCCCACACGGTATTTCCGACGGCGGTCTCGGCTTCCTTGCGCGTTCTGAAGGCTTTCACGCCCCATTCGGCGGCTCGGTATCCTTTTACGCGGATCATGAGGCGCATATCCTGAGAGAAGAATATCTCCTTTATCGTGCCGAAGGCTATGCGTTTTTGGTTTTCGTGATCGCGGATGAAGTAGACGTGATCGCCGATGCTGACGGGGAGATTTATTGTCATTTTGCATTCTCCTTCAGTCTCTTTCCGAGGCGGTCGATTTTTGCTATTCTGTAAAGCGGGACGTCCTCGGACACGTCAAAGAGGGCTTCCATCTGCTCAAGCATGATGTACACGTCGGCGATCTCCTCTGCTATGTGGTCGCGGTTTTCCGGGTCGCCGATGCCGGTGCGGATGGCTTTGCAAAGCTCCTTCTGAAGCTCGGACAGCTCCTCTATCGCGACGACAGTCTGAGCGTATGCCCCGAAGGTATCGAGGGCGGTTTTAAGTGTCGGGTGCATTGTTGAATTCCTCCTTAGAAGCCATATGTAATGGCGATATACTTCTTCGATCCTTCGACGGCATAGTAGTAAGTGCCGCTTCCGGTGTCACATTCGTAGCCTGTATACTGGTCACACCATTCGCCGTCGTCCTGCTCGTCGCCCTGCGGCTCATCAACGATGAAGAAGTCGCCGATATAACAGCCATCGAAATCGTCGCAGAATCTGTCGCAAAGGGCTTGTCTAAGTTTTGCCGCCTTCGATTCGTGTCGATTAAGGTCTTTTACTAACTTGAGTACGTCTTTTCCCGCTTTCATTTCCATTCAGCCTCGATTCCTTTTTCGTTTACGTGTTTTTCAAGTGCTTCGTGAGCAACTTCTCCGTATCTCTCCGTGTAATCTTTGATTGTCTGCTCGAACTCGGCAACAAATTTCTGTATCCGTTTTTCGCCGAATCCGAATTTTCCGTCGAGCGTCAGCACGGCGGCGAGATAGCAGAGGGAGAGAGTGTTGCTCCGTATCTGCTCGTCGTGCATTTCCTGTCGGGTTTTGCGGGAGAGGGTCATGTTGTTTTCCTCATTTCTCTGAATTTATTTTCGCATCCGCGACAGGTTTTCTTTTCGCAGGTCAGGCACATCTCGATCTCGTCCGGGTGGAGAGGATCGGGGTTGTGCTTTATTTTCCGCTCCGGGTGGATGCGGGTGAGCTTGCCCTGCTGATGGAGGGTTTTGGCGAAGGTCATGTCTCGGTCACCTCGATTCCGTAGAGGTGGAGCATGAGCTTTTTTTTGATGATATACTCCGGTGTGCGGTGTCCCTTTACGTCCTCGACGATATGCTCTCCGGTGCGGGTGTCGGTGTAGGTGAAGTCTGCGACGTATGCGCATTCGCGGAGGGCTTTGCCGGATTTCAGGCGCTGCTTCGGAATCAATGTGAATTTTACCTGACGCTTCAGGTCGGTTATGTATCCGGCTTTTACGAGGATTGCAAGGTCTATGTACCGGAGGGCTTCGCGTTGGCTGTCGAAGGTCTCGCCGGTGGGGAGGGTGGTTTTGCGGTTGTGGTATTTACTCATATCTGATAAAGTCCTTTCCGTAGATTTCGTTGAGAACATCGAAGACGTGCTTCATGCCAAGACCGTTTTTGTCCGGCTTCCACAGACCGTCCTCGTCATATGCCCCTCCTCCGAGACAGTAGGCGTACTGCTTTGGATGCGTGCGCTTAAGCCTCTGAAAGCGGGTCTCGCCTTTTTCAAGGTGCGCACCGAATCCGCAGAAAATACATCCGGTTCTCTTTGCTCCTGTAGTGCAGAGCTTGCATCCGCTGTCGCATCCGAAGTCGTCGATAGTCACCTGTCCGGGATCGCTTTCGGGTACGATCTCGCCGTAGACGGAGGCGATAGGGAGATCCCGCTCCTTTATGTAGCGCAGGACATCCTGCTCCGTCCAGAAGCTCATGGGCTTTGATACGGCGATTTTCGTGCCGACGATATTGCATCCGGTCTTCATCCATGCGATTTCGCGTCTCCCGCTTTCAGATGCCATAGTAGCCAAGATGGGATATCTGCGGGAGCTGCGCTGATATAGCTTTGCCGGACTTTCTTTCATCCGGTCGCAGCAGACATCGGATATGCAAAAGTCGGCAGACAAAAGCTCACTATACTTTACAAACCGGCTCCTGTACCACGATAGGGAGCCGTCGCGATTTTTTCCATGAAGTCTGAGATTTGCTGATTCCGACCCGCGTCTGGCATAGTACAGGAGGTGGGCTGTATCCTTGCTTATCATGGGATATCCGTACCTGCGTATTACCTCATCGAAACGCATCGCCGGACGAAGCACGATGACGTTTTCCTGCGATTTGGCGAAGGTTTGCACTTCGGGGTACTCTAAGCCGGTGTTGACGAAAACCGCCGGAACATCGGGATATAAGCGCCTTGTGATATCAAGCAGCACCGTGCTGTCCTTGCCGCCGCTAAAGCTGACCGACACCATGCCGTCGTAGTAGTCGTAAAACTCGCGTATCCGGCGCTCGGTCATTGCTATCTTAAGGTCGAGCGGGAGGGACTGCATCTGCTGAAGTTCGCCTTTGGTGTGGGTCATATCCCTAACTCCTCGGCGAGTTGTTTCAGCGCCTGTTCGTACTGTTCGGGGGTCAGGGGAAGGTGTTTCAGGATTTCCTTTGCGTCCTCATATTCCTGATATTTATTCATGATAATTTCTCCCATCCGTAGATTTTTGCTCCCGCGTACTCCTCTGAGAAGCGTCGGGAAACGGGGTCGTATTTCAGTTCGAAGTCTCCGGTCTCGCCGTACATTCTTGACTTCAGGCAGCGGATTTTGGCGATATCGTTTTCCTCGACGCCGCGCATGACGGTGAAGACGTTACAGGCGATATTGGTTATCGTGCCGGAGCCGCCGACCTCGTCGCTGTCCTTTATCTCGTCGTTTGTTTTCCTCGGGTGGACGACGACATGGACGTGAACTCCGTACTTCTCGGCGAATTTTCTCAGCCTTATGACGAACTCACCCTGAACCTGATACATTTCACCGGGCTTTGCGGCGAGGGCAACGGTCATCAGGTTGTCCACAATGAAGACGCGGCAATCATATCGTCTGTATGCGGCGGTGAAGATATTTATTATGCTGTCTCTCTCGTCGGTCTGGACTATCCTGTTGTCGTAGAGCCACAGGCGGCGGTCGAGCCAGCGGTCTATCTTTCCGGCGGTGTCTCTGCCGACCGTGACAACGTCTCTTCCGGTCCTCTCGTCGCGGACGAAGGAGAGGTTTTCCCTTCCGGCGGCACAGCAGGTTATCTGATACTTGAGCCTGTCAGCCGGGATCTCTCCGGAATAGATACAGAGGTTTTTGCCCTGATCTATTGCGTCAAGCCCGATCTGGTTGAGGACGGAGGATTTTCCGCATCCGCGCTTACCCGTCCAGACGGTGAGGTCACCCTCAAGGAAGCCGCCGACCTTTTTGTCGAGGGATTTTATTCCCGACAGAGTGCGCGGGAGCTTCAGTATATCCGTCATCTGCACGTCGGCGAAGTTTATAAGACCTTCGACCGGGGTTTCCTTCACGGCGGCAAGTGCGTTTACTACCGCCTGTTCTCCGTGACGGACAAGCAGCTCGTTCATGTCCTTGCATCCGAGGTATGCGTCGTAGTCGGGGAGGAGGATGTTCTTTCCGGGGAGCTTCTTTACAAGCTCGGCAGCCATCTTCTTTCCCGGCTCGTCGCTGTCGCCGAGGATGACGAACTTATCGAATTTTTCGAGGAATTCGGCGCAGGTATCGAGCCATGTGAAATCCTCGGCACCGGAGGGTACGGAGACGACGTTCATGGGGCGCTTCTCCGAGAAAGCCTGAAACGCAGCCATGCAGTCGAACTCTCCCTCGGTGATGATGAGAGATTTTGTGCCGAAGGTACACAGATCCATGCCGAAGAGTATCGGCTCGGCTCCGGTCTCGCGCCACATCTTTCTCTCTCCCTTTTCGACCTTCCTCGGAGGACGGTATTTCACGAACGTCGGAGATGCCGTTTTTCTGTCCTCTGACGAACGATAGAATGGGAGGGCTATGTTTCCCTGTCCGTCCCTCAAAATGCCGAAATACGCGATTATGGAGGGCGACAGCCGCCTCTTCTGCATATATGCCATTGCCGGGGAATTGTTTTCAAGGGGAAACAGCTTTGTATCCGGCTTTTTGTACTTCTTCGCCGGGGCTTTCGGGCGGGGTGTCGGGTCAGCCGGATCGTCATACCGGAGGTTCTTTTCCCGGCACAGCTCCGAGAAGTGACCCTTGACGCCGCAGGAGCCGCGCATACAGTTGAAGGTGTGATTCTCCATGTTCAGGGCGAAGGTGTAGCGATCCTGATGATTGCCGCCGCCGCAGAAGGGACAGTATAGCGGCTTTATCTCGTCGCCGACGACCTTGAATTCGCCGAGATACATATTTGCGTATTCGAGTTCAGTCATCGTACAATCCTTTGATGCACCTGACCAAGCCGGCGGGGGTAATGTTCTCGCCGCTGGTCTTGAAATAAATTCGGAATCCTATGCCTATATCGACTGCGTCGAAATTTTCAAGAATATCTGCCCATAAATTGATCAGTGCTTCAAAGTCATTTTCTTTGCAGTGCCTGTCAAATTCGGGATACAGCATCCGCGCGTCTGTTAACCGCTTTTTGATTTCCTCTTTGCGGCAGAAATTGAGCTGTTGGAGAGTCTTTTCTTCTTCGGAGACGAGTTCTTTTTCGATTATGAATTCCATTCTAATTGCTCCTTTTACATATATCTTGGTTTTGCTTCCTGCGGGGGTTCATCTTCCCACCGCTTCTGGTTGAGCCATGTGGAGGGATTGGGGATAAACTTACCGCCTTCTTTTGTCCACCTGTCCCACGTCTTCTGACGTTCGACCGCTTCAATCAGGGTGTTTACGTTCTCCGTAACCTTGACAAAGCATTTCCTTGCGTATTCCTTTCCGGTTTTGTTCGGATAGGCTTTCCAGAACCGCTCGAAGTCAGAGTCAGCGGCAATCTGCTGTGCGTTCTTCCCCTTGGGGGGTATGGGGGGATTATATATTTCTTTATCTATTTCTTTTTGTGGAATTAAATCGGAGATAACCGGGGTTTTCTCGGAGATAACCGGGGTTTTCTCGGAGATAACTGATTTTAAGACAAGTTTTGAAAGAGCTTTAGCCGGAACGTCTCTCACATCGTGAGGGTCGAGCAGAAAAAACTCTGTTATCATATGGATAGTGCCGCGATTGACTGCCGCTTGGACAAATCTTCGCTGAATCCCTGCACTTGTCAGAACTTCATGCGTCCTCGCTATGCGCTTATCAAAGAAGCCGCATTCTAACGCATCTTCAACCAACCTCGTGAGGGAGACGGTGTCAGCGCATCTCATGTCGTCTGCCATGAGTTCAGCCTGACTGCCGTTCCACTTCATATAGTATCCGTCATTTTTGTACATCCGGCAAAGCAGGAATACAAGCATATACATTCCTTTAGCCTTATGCTTCTGACGGAGAAGTCTTACCTTGTCGTCATCGAAAAAATCCACATCAAGAGGAAAATATTCAATCCCGTCCTTGAAGGGACGTGCCATTGTTTGTTCTCCTTTTATCAGAACGGCAAATCGCCGTCGTCGTCGGTCACTTCCTCGAAATTCGGGGCTTTATAGGCATCGGGGATATAAGAGGGCGCTCCGGCATTTTCGTTCGCTGAGGGCGATTTCTGCGCGGCGTCGGCTTTGCTGTCGACGAATCGGATGTTGTCGACGAGGATTTCCGTCGCGTAGCGCTTCTGGTTGTTGTTGTCCGTCCATGTGCGGGTCTGGATCTGACCGATTACCATGATAGCGGAGCCTTTGCGGAAGTACTTTGTGACAAGCTCGGCTCTTTCCTTCCATGCGACACATGAGATGAAGTCGGAGGCATCGGTGCTGTCGTCCTTACGTTTCGGGCGGCTTACGGCAACGGTAAACTGTGTCACCGATATGCCGGACTGCGTGGTTTTGAGTTCGGGGTCTGCGGTGAGGCGACCGGCTAAGATCGCCTGATTGAAGTTAAGTGCGCTCATTCTGATTTTTCTCCCTTCGGTAAGCTGTACTCGGTGACGTGGACGGTCTCGCCGAATCGGTTTTTCGCCGGGATCGTCCTTGTGTTGATTACGATTCCCTTTCTCTTGAGGTCATTGACGCGGGAGGTCAGAAGGGCTATGCCGTAGAGTTCAAGCGCCTTTGCCTGTGTCAGGGAGCCGATGTACTTCAGATGCTCAAGCACCTTGAAGCATTGTGATGCAGCGTTCATCTTGGGGAAATCTCCTTTCGAAATTGTTTTTCGGTATTTTTTATGCCTTTCGGCTGGGACGGATGCGCTCCGCCGGGCGGTCGGTCTTTGCCGGCTGTCAGAGGTAATTTCGTCCCACAAGGCGCATAAACTCGTCTCTTGTGTGGTTTTTTTCGTATGCCGCCTGACATCTGCGCTTGAGGTAAAGGTCGGTGTCGCGGCATTTGTGAACGCTTGTCGGAGATTCTGTATGGCAACCGGGGCAGAGGAAAACGACGAATCCGTTTTCGTCGGACATCCAGCGGTTCGCAGCGCCGAAGAAACAATGGTGGAGGGCGGTGTCTCCCTGCCGTTTGCAGAGGTAGCACAGACCGGGGCGGGTCTTGAGTACGGATTTTATCTCGCGTTTTCCCATAGGCTCAGCATCTCCGCGATCTCGTTCGGGGTTTTGGTTTCGATGCCCTGTTCCTTGCACTCCTCGATGATGAGGTCGAGGAGGCGGGACATCTGGGCGGTATCGTAGGTGGAGGAGCCGTAATAGAGGATCACTGTCTTACAGCCGTCCAGCTTTGAGGGCATGGTGTCTGTCACCCATCCGATGCCGTTTCTCTGCCATGATTCCGTCAGCTTATCCACTGCCTTATCCTGAACGCAGACGGTTGTGCAGTTGCCGCCAACGTCGCGGATAAGGGAGCGGTATATCCTTTCCTTCGGGATGCGTAGCTTTTCGGAGAGGCGGTCGAGAAGCACCCATGCGTAGGCTGACGAATCAAGGCTGCGCTTTTTGCGGTACTTCTTAACGGTGATTTCGACATCCTCTCCGTGAAGCCCGTCCCATGCCGGACGGAAGTCCTCGTCAAGCTCTATCGTGACGCGCTGCTTCCGGTCGGCGGTGAAGGTTATTTCGGAGGCGATCCTGCCTTTCATGCTTTAGCTCTTTCGTTCTCGATCTTCTGGCAGGCGGGGCAGAGGCACTGTCCGAACTTCTTTCTTGAGAAGTCGGAAATCTCCTGCGCGGTCATAGTCTTGCCGGTCTTGGCTATGACCGGCTCGATCTTTACTCCGCATTTGGTGCAGGTGATTTCTGAGGGGGCGGCGGGTTTGGGCTTTTGCGGCTTGTTTTTGCTGTACGCGAAGACGGTTTCCCCGGTTCTGTTGTTTTTTACGGACATTGCGGTGATGACTTTGTTCTCTATGGTGATGGATTCGACCGAGAAGCCGTCGTTGCACGCGAAAATCGGGGCGCCGAATTTGTCTTTGCGCTTGGTATCATAGACGTTGCACTTTGATGCGTCCACCCAGATGAAGGGCGATGTATAAAGCTCTCTGCCGATTCCCCAGTTGAAGTTAGCTCTTTTGAAGCTGTCGCTTGCCTGTCCTTTTTCGGCTTCGGTGTTGCTCTCGGTTCCGACGTCCTCTTTGCTTATCCAGCACTTTTTCACATCGTCCCAGACGGAGACGGTGCAGTAGAGCTTGCCGTCCTTGAACTCATGCGTTCTCTGCCATCCCATGGAGCCGTATGTCTCGTCAAGGATATCCATATCCACTCTTGCGTCCTTGTAGCAGAGGAGGATAAGCCCGGTCGGCTGGTCGTTCTTCGTTTTTATCTGCTGTATGCGGAGGTCGATTTCGTCTGCTCTGAGGTCTCTCATTTCACTGTTACCTTCTGCCTTTCTTCGATGTGTGCGCCGTCGACGGTTTCTCCGGCTTTGATTGCTTTCTTTATTTCAGCCAGCATCGGTTTGTATGTGGTGGTGGGCTTGAACCATGTCATGTCGAGGAGGGATTCGTCGACGATGACCGCTTCGGATTTTCTCATTGTGACGGCGCATTTTGCGGTTTCGAGCTTTTTCTCGCCGTGAGAGGTGAGGTCGTCCGCGAGATACGCGCTCAGGCGTTCTGCTTTGGCTTCTGCGGCTTTTCTGCGCTCGGCAAGGGATTTCTCCTCTGCCTTTATATCGTCTGCCAGAGCGTTCAGGTTCTTGATGTAGAGGGCTATGCCTTCAAGCTTGTCCTGACGGAGGATTTCAAGGGTTTCAAGGTCGTGTTCGCCTTCGTCGATGATCTCGCCGGTTTCGGGGTCGATGCTCCCGTTGAAGCCGTTATCGAGGATTCGTTTTATCTGTGAGTTGATTTCGTAGAGGTTCATGCGTATCTCCTTCCGAGGATTTCTCTTCTCATCTCCGTCATGCGGAGGTCTTCTTCATACTCCTCATCTTCCGTGAGGGGCATTTCGCGGGTGTCGGTCTCGGCTGCTTCTTCGTCGGACCGGTAACAGCGATTTGCAAAATCGTAATCCGGGTCGAGCCATTTGCTTTCGTAGTCGGCTATTATGAGTTCATCCCAGATTGTCATCTTCGGGGGTCTCCTTTTTGAGGTATCTTTCTTCCCAGCGGGCGATTGCGTCGTACACGTCGTTGCGGTCGAGGTGGAAGCTGTTATATGTGGACTGGATCTCCGAATAAGTGATTTCGGTTCCGTTTGCTCCCCAGATGAACATCATGGCGGAGACCATGTCGGCATCATAACTCATTTTGAATTCTACGTTTTTCGGGGCATGGACGTTCAGGTTGTAGAGATGCTTGAGGGTGTATTCTGCTATGCAGAGCATATCTGCGGATGTGCGTTTTTTCATGGTTTGCTTCTCCTTTTGAAAATTAGTCTGTACTGCGCGTACACGATAACCGGCAGGGCGGCGAGAGCCTTTACTCCGAAGGTCACGGCAAGCGCAAGAAAGATATACATGAGTGTGAGGGCAAGCGTGCCGGGGATGTACTTTTTCATGTCAGCCTCCTATGAGAGTTGAGATTGAGATGTTCATCGCGTTTGCGATGGCAGAAAGCTCCGAGAGGGTGACGCTTTCCGGGGATGTCCTGAGAATGCTTTTCAGGCGACCGTAGGACAGACCGAGTTTCTTTGCGACGGTGTCCTTGTCGTCTCCCTTCCGGTATCTTTCTGCTTTGTATGCGTCGATATGCCGCACGACCGAAGCGCACCGTTTTTCGGTTTCGGTAATGGCTGCGCGGGGCATCAGTCAAGTCCCCTTTCATGTTCGAGCTTGGTCAGAAGGTTCTTAAGATCGTTCTGAATCTTAAGGGTTTTCGGGTAGCTGTTCTTTGCGTGAATCGCGTCGCTCAGCTCTGCGGGATGTACCGGAAAGCCGTTGCCGCTCAACATCTTTGCGATGTCGTTCTGCTTTATATGAAGCCGAACTATCCGGGTCTTAAGGTCAAGGTTCATTTTGTCCTCCTTTTTAATATATTAATTTTTAAGAATTTTTCTTGACAAACACGCCGATCAGCGGTATACTGACGGCGTGCCGTCTTGGCAAAGAAAGGAGCGCGGTTATGTTAGCCAAGCTTTTGAATTTGCCTGCTCCCTTATTGACGGGTCGCAATTGTGGTGCCAAAGCACATTAAACCGGTTAAATGCAGCGGCTGTTTCGGCGGAGTTCCTTACACGGGAGTGTAAGCGCATCCCAGTATGCCCACCGAAATAAGCACTCCTGACAAAGCGTCAGCAATCAGGCATTTGCAGAACCAAAACTGCGAAAGTGACAAAACATCTCAAAGAAGCGCAGAGCGCGTTTTGTGCGGCGAAAGCCTGCACGATGTCGAGGGTAAACAAATTTGGACAATCAGCCAATGGATACGCGCATCCATTGGTTTTTTGTTTTGCCTGCCTTTTCTTTCTTTGCGGTTAGTTTTTCAGAATTTCCCTTGACAATCGCGCCGTTAAATGATATACTGTAATTGCGAGGTACAATTTAATCACTTTCCGGCGCTTTTGTCTCGGGAGGTTCTTTGTCTGTGGCAATCATTTCTGTTACCGTAATTACATTATATCACCCAAAACGGGCGAAGTCAATAGTTTTTCGCCCATTTTGAGCGATTTTAGAGTTTGCACAAATCCGGGGGCGGTTTTATGGTCAATTATAGCAAAATAGATATGTTGAGAGAGAAGAAACGTATATCTCAATCAGACCTCAGTATATTAAGCGGAAAGTCGCGAGGATACTTGAAGGACTGCAAAAGACTTAACTTGAATATCCCAGACGATATCCTTTTCAAGATCGCGGTACTACTTGATACCACGCCTGAGTACCTGAGAGACGAAACCGATGAACCTTCCCGTACCCCCGACACCCTCGATTTATCAAAGCTTGATCCTGCTGTTGCCGCTTTAATAAAAAAAATAGTCGCCTCTCCCTTGGATAAGGTTAAGGCTATAAATAAACTGCTCGATACCGAGCACTAAGGGATTTATGCCGGAATAATAATGGCAAGCAAAGAAAGGAATGAGAAAATGTCAAAATACGATGAACTTACAAAGCTGAAAGATTTACTCAACGAGGGCGTGCTTACTGTACAGGAATTTGAATCGGAAAAAGCGAAGGTACTTTCTAAAGAAGATATCGTTCCGGCTACACAAGAGAATTTTCATCAAAACCAACCGCAGCCGGCTGTTATTGTCAACAATACAAACATCAACGATAATGCTGATTATTTCCCGTATGGAAATATGAAAAACAAATGGGTTGCCCTGCTGTTGTGCGTGTTTTTGGGCTTTTTGGGCGCGCATAAATTCTACGAGGGCAAGATTCTGCTGGGCATTGTTTATCTATTCACGTGCGGAATTGGATTTGTCGGGGTTGTAATTGACTTTTTCGCGATACTTTTCAAGCCCAACCCTTATTTCGTATAATCCAAGATGACAAAAGCCCGCCGAAGCGGGCAGTTGCCTGATATATTGGATTTACTCGTTTATCAACTGCTCGATTTTTTCGAGCTGTTCAGGGGTGGCGTTGAGTACTCTGTCAATAAGCTTTATGTACTCGATGTCAAGTGTGGCAAGATTTATTTTTTCGTCCATTTTGTTCTGTCCTTTCGTCGTCCTCTCCGTAGAGAGATTTAATAATTGTGAATTCTTCCTGCGTGAGTTTTGCGATAAACCGGGCAACATCCGGCGTCAAACGAATCTCTCCCATTCAATCACCCCCCTTTCCGTCTTCCGGCGCACAGTCCTCCTGATACGTCACGCGCCTCATGCGGAGCTGCAAGGCTCTTGCAAGCCGAAGCTCGTCCTCGGTGATTATCGGGTCGGTGTAATGGCGCTCTCTTTCGATGCGCCGTTTTTCATAGCGATTGCGTATCATAGTATACCTCCGGTTTTTTATGCTATATTTACCATACCACATTTACAGGTGAATAGCAATAACCAGTTCTGAATACCGGCATATTTAATCGAATTGTGCAATTCATATATGAGAATTGCGATTCATATTTAAATGCTGGAAACTATACAATGAAAGAAGGTCAAAAAAATGACGATTTCAGAGTATCTGAACGAGCTGAAAAAGGAAAAAGCCCTGACCAATCAGCAGATTGCAGAGCTGAGCGGCATCGCTCCCGGCACGGTTGCGCGGCTGTTCTCCGGTCATGCCGAGGGAGCGGCGTTTTACACCGTCTCCAGTGTGGTAAAAGTTCTTGGTGGCTCTCTCGACGAGCTTGCGGGAATCGAGCAAAAGCAGATTGAGCCTACAACCGGAACCGCGACTGTCATTAAGTATGTCCGAGACTATGGAACGGAGAAACGGATATCCGAGATCTATCTCCGCTCTTTAAGAGACAAAAACCTTTGGATAATCTTTCTCGGCTTTCTTTTGTTTGCGTTGGTTGCCGCGATCATCGGCATACTGATATACGATTTCACACACATCGACATCGGGTTTTTCAGGCAGGCACTTGGTTCTTTCGAGATGCAGAAAGAAATCTTTATAACGATCATATGAACAACACCCCGCGCGTGCGGGGTTCTTTTTGAAGGAGGTCAAAATGGTTAAGGCAGAAAGGCTGCCGTCGGGATCGTACCGGATAAAAGTCCTTGACTATAAGGACGAGGACGGAAAGGCGCATTACCGGAGCTTTACCGGAAAAAACAAAAAAGCCGTGCAGCTTGAGGCGGCGCAATTTGAAGCGCAGAGAAAAGACAACCGCGCAGGGAATATCACGGTTTGTTGCGCAATGGAACGATACGTGGAATCCAAAAAAAACGTCCTTTCGCCGCGCACCTATCGAGAGTATACTCAGATGCGGAAAAACTCGCTCAAGATGCTCCACCAAATCAATGTCAACGATCTGACCCGTGAGGATGTGCAAGCGGCAGTTAACGCAGAAGCGGAAAGCCATGCTCCTAAGACAGTCAGAAATATGCACGGGCTTTTGTCTTCCGCGCTCAAGATGTTTCGCCCGGATTTTACATTACTTACAACATTGCCGCAGAAAGAAAAATCGGACATTATCATACCAACTGAAGAAGATGTTATGCGGCTGATTAAAGATGTATACGACACAGATATCGAGCTGCCTGTGCTGCTTGCCGCTCTTTCCGGGATGCGGTCAAGCGAGATCGTTGGACTTAAATGGGCAAATGTTGACTTGGGAGCGGGAACAATAAAAGTCGATACCGCGCTCGTGAGGGACATCAATAACAATTTTGTCGAAAAGGCGCCGAAATCTCATGCAGGATATCGGATTATTAAGATGATCCCTTATCTGCGGGACGAGATGAGCCGTCTCTATACATCGGACGCTGTCTTTGTAACGCCGCTCAAGGCCAATCAAATTTACACTCGATATCAACGCGCCCTCGCAAGAGTTTGCCCCGGAGCACACTACACCTTCCACGAACTGCGTCATTATGCTGCATCGGTCATGATCATGCTCGGAATTCCGGTAAAGTACATCGCGGATATGCTCGGACACGAGACGGAGGAGATGGTTAATCGCGTATATGGTCACATTATGAGGGACAAAAAAGACCAGTTTTTTGAGCGGCTCGAAACGTATTATAGCGATACTTTTAAGCGATATTTATAATAATCTGCCACGAAATCTGCCATGAGCAACAAAAAAGTCAATCAATACGGGGGTTTACAGACTTTTTGAACAGGTTCGACCCCTGTTACCCGCACCAAACCCGCAAACCCGCGTCCCGCTTGGGATTGCGGGTTTTTCCTTGTATTACGGGGCTTCGCGGCAGGTTTTTGTTCTGCCCTACGGGGCGCGTTTTTGCCCTGCGGGGCATAATTTTGACCTCAAATCTGCCACGAATCTGCCACGAATCTGCCACGAAAAAGCCAACCGCATTCCGTTCCCGGCGCGGGTTGGTTTCTTCAGATGAGGTTTTCGCTCTTCAGGTGGGACTTTATGAGGAAGAGGACGTAGTCGGGGCATTCTCGTATGCCCGATTCCCAGTTTTGAATCGTGCGGAGGGGGATGCTGCCGCAGATGTCGCCGAAATCCGTTTGCGAAAGCCCGGTTCTTTTTGAGTGCATTTGTCAAGGGGTTTTTAAAAAAACAAAAAAATTTTTGAAAAAAAATAAATGGCGGCAAAATCGCTCTTGCCGCGCACTTATTTTACTTTATTTCTTCTTCGTTGCACCATCCGTTAGCCGTACACCCGTCGAATCCCTTCAGCAGATACGGATGCCGCGACTTTCCGAGCCGGTATACCCTCATGACCTTTGCCTTGCCCGGCTTGCACCCGAAGCCGATAATGGCGTTTGCGTTCCGGTAATGCTTTTTTCCGGTAAATACCACGGTGTCGCCGACGGATATCACCTTTGAGGGATGAAGAAGCCCGTCCACGTCGCGCCGGAAGTCGTCCATCGTCAGCCCGAACCGCTTCAGCCAATGGTCGCAGTCGGCATGATTGCTTGCATAGCCCTTTTTGTACGCCTCTCTGTGTGATACGATGACCGAGGCTTCCCATCCCCATCTGCGGCAGATGTCGGCACACAGAGAAACAGCCGCGTTGTAGCACGCCTTGAAGTACGTCTCGTCCTTCAGCCCGTCCTCGCATATCTCAAACTGTATGTGCGGGTACGGAGGATAATTGTAAGAGCCTTTCTTGCCGTTCCCCACACCCCACGCGCATATCTCCTCCGGAAGCAGATGAAGTATGCCGACCGTGCCGTCAGCCAGACGACCGATCATATAGTGAACCGCCTTGTTTACGTTCGGTCGGTTCCAGTGATTGCCGTACTTGTTCCTCCCGATCTTCGAGATTATTTCAGCCCTTGAAGGATCGTCATCCGACGGCTGGCAGTACCTCGCCACCGAGGTCTGGTTAACTCCGGTCGAGTGTACCACGATCCCGACCGGCTCACACTCCTGATATACAGTATAGCACCGGCTCTGCGTGTGAAGGCATTCGGTTATAGTCATTATATGCCCTCCTCACCGTCGTCGGCACCGGGCTTGTCCCCGGAAAGCTGCTTGTATATCTGATGCGCACCCGTCGCCGCAAGCCCGGATACTATGCCCACAGCGATTGCTGTAATGATGTCCCCGGCAGGGAAGTCCGGCATTATGTACATTCCCAGTACGCCAAGCCCTCCTCCGAGTATGCCGCATATCACCGGAAGCCACTTGTTGTCAAGCGGTGTCGCCTTGATAAGCTGCGCGGCAAGGTAACAGATGACCGTTATCGCCGCAATTCCCGTAATTCCGAAATCCATAATTTTTCTCCTTTCAGGTTAAAAAATCGTTTGTTTCAAGAAGTATCTTGTATACCCGGCGCAGGTTCTCTATCGCAAGCACCGCCCGGTTGTTCTTGTAGTCGGGATGAGCCTTGCAATACCTCTCATATTCGTCTATCTGGACAAGCACGTCGTCAAATTCTTCCTTGGTATGCCGGAGCTTGCGCAGCACCTCCCCGTTGAAGCGGAGTATCTGCCTCCGATGCTCGTCCGCCGCTCTCATGTCGTCGGCAAGTATATGCCCTTCAAGCCGCTCCTGCGTCTCAAGAAGCGACGTTTTTATGTCTTTAAGGTCTTTAATCACGTCTGTATTAAACGCCCTCCCTATGGCTTTTATTATCGCCGTCCAAGGGTTGATCCTGATAGGCGTTATCTGTATGAGAGTAAGCAGGATGATTATAGCACCGCCGCTCCCCCACAGGATTTCTTTAAGCGTCACATTTTCTCATCCTTTTCCGGCAGTTTGTTTTCTGTTTCGGTATAGACCCTGTCACTGCCGAAGGGGTCAACCGCGTCGTAGTATTCCACGCCGTCGCGCGAAATCGTGTGCGTGTCGGAATATGTGTGCTTGTATCTTTTCCCGTTGATTGTTATTGTCTCTGCGTGTATCATGCGTTCACCTTTGTGGGGTCAAGTTCCCCGGTCGTTGTGCCGTCTACCGTATAGCTTTCAAGCGCCCTGAACTGATTGGCATACGTCGTCCAGTTTGTCGCTGTTTTGTAGCTGTCAATAAGCGCCGCAGGGACATAGATATAGCCAGTGCCGGAGGCGATGGGCGTGTTATCAAAAGCGGAGGTGTCGCCAAGAGTGCAGACCTGTGTTGTGACACGAAGGATTAGAGATGTGAGACTGGAGCATTCTTCAAACGCATATTCTCCTATACTCGCTGCCGCAGGAAAGTCTGCTGATGTGAGATTGGAACAACAACAAAACGCACCTGCTTCTATACTCGCTGCCGCAGGAAAGTCTACTGATGTGAGATTGGAACAACTGTCAAACGCATATTCTCCTATACTCGCTGCCGCAGGAAAGTCTACTGATGTGAGATTGGAACAACTGTCAAACGCAGATTTTCCTATACTCGTTGCTGCAGGAAAGTCTGCAGACGTGAGATTGGAACATACAAAAAACGCCCGGTTTCCTATACTCGCTGCCGCAGGAAAGTCTACTGATGTGAGATTGGAGCATTCTGCAAACGCCCGGTTTCCTATACTCGTTGCTGCAGGAAGGTTTGCTGATGAGAGACTGGAGCAACCGTCAAACGCAGATTCTCCTATACTCGCTGCCGCAGGAAAGTCTGCTGATGCGAGACTGGAGCACATGATAAACGCAAAGTCTTTTATACTCGTTACTGCAGGAAAGTATACTGATGTGAGACTGGAGCACCCGCTAAACACAGAGTCTCCTATACTCGTCACCCTGTCATTCGTATAATCCGTAATAGTCCCGGATACTATCGCATCTTCTGTCGTATGGTCGCCGCCTCCACCTCCCCCGCCAGCCAGTTTCTTCAAAATCGCGTACTTCGTAATATCCATTTTAACCTCCGAATGTAACCCACTGTCCCTTAGTGTTCACGACCTTCACCGTTCCGGACGCTATGCTCACTGCCGTTGACCCGACAGTAGTCTCCGGAAGCGACGCAAAGTCGTCATCCGTGTCGCAAAGGTAGTCAAAGGTCGTCGCCTTCGCATACTGATCGATGTTCTGATTCATTAACTTAACAGCCATAATGTTTCTCCTTAATTGATTTTGAGTTCTTGATTGTGGGTGTGGTTCCTTGTCTCATGACTTCATTATCCTACACTTTCTTTGATATTGCAAATACGCATTTAAGAGATGTACCCTGCGACGTAAAAATCCGCACCGATGGTGATGTTTGACTGGTTATTCATGCGGAAAACGCCCCACGCGCCGGTTCCGGTATTTGATGGCTTGGATGTCTCTGTATCACCGGAGCCGGTGAGCAGACCGAAACGCTGACCGCCGTATATATGCGGCGTCGCCGTGACCGTCGGGATGCTTGTGAAGGTCACCGGGAAGGTCTGATTCGGTATCGCGTCGTCCTTGATGTACATACCGTTCCATGCTGTGGAAATGTTTACGGTATTTGAGTATGTACCCCACAGTTCGCAGAAACCGGAACTCCACTTGCACACCTTCCATATACCGCTTGTATATCTGGAGATGACATAGTCGGAAAAGGTCTTCCCGTTGACGGTCAGGGATTTAACCGCCATTGCGCCGGAAAACTCCCCTTGTGTGCCGGTGATCTTCTTTGCCGTAAGGTTTCCGTCGATGCTGACCGGGACATTGAAGCGGAAATCGTTTTCGCCCCAGTCAAAGACGGGAACGCCCTTATTTACGCGATATACGGCGGTTTTCCCTTCGGTGTATATCTTATCATACGCGGTCACTTCCACGTCATTTACGACAGTATAGGACACTCCTGACACGTTACCGGATGCGGTGTATGTGTTCCCGACCGACGATGCTGTGATTTCCGTATAATCGCCGTAAGAACCGCCGTCGGGCTTTACCCTCACCTTTACCGTGAGAGTGTTTGCAACCGCACCGAAGGAGCCGGAGAAAAAGTTTCCGGTTGCACTTACCGACACCACGTCAGAACCCGCAGATTCGCGCTGTACGGTCGGATTGAGTGTGAGGGGTATATAGTTCACCATACTAAGCCCAGCAAGCTGTATGGCAGTTGTAAGCCCTCTGCTGTCGGTCACGCTGACGGTGACGGCACTGCTTTCGACGGCGTTGAGGGTGACGTCAACTCCGATCGCGCTTATGCCGCCGCACGTGACGCGCACAGAAGCCACAGAAGCGCCGTTCTTTGCCGTCGCGGTTGTCTGTACCCGAAGATTGGAAACGCCCTTGATGAGCGTTGTGGCGGCTCCTGTGAGGGCTGTTGCCTTTGCGTTTACATCCTGCGCATTTGCAGAGACTTCAGGCGCATTGGTGCTTTCTCTAACGGATGCGGTGAGATATGTCTCGCTCGTCCCCATACTGGTCAAGCCGTTGAAGGTTTCGCATCGGATGTATATCTTGATTTCCCGGCTGTTTGGTATCAGCTGATATGCCTCATCCGGCACCGTCCATCCGTACTGTGTCGCGGCGGTTTTGGATACAATCTCAGTGTAAGTGCTCTGCCCATAATACCGATATGAAAGGGTGCTGGTATACGCATTGTTGCTCTTGTTTATAACGATAGTGCTTGCCGCACCGATATAAGCATCCGTTGCCGTCACGGTGCTTTTTCTCGCGATTGCCGGAAGTGTCGCAGTGACCGACACCGTCCCGCTTGCGTTCTTTGCCGGGGTGTATGTCGTACCGTTTACCGTGAAAGTCCACTTCCCATAGAGCGGGATGTTTTTCGCATATCCGTCAGTGCAATCTACGGATACAGTTCCCTCGTCGATTACAGTGCCTTTCTTATAGCTGTACCCGCCCTCGGAAAATGCCGACATCTCCCACGCGGCAGAAGGCTCGTTCGTACCGGAAAAAGCCGACGCACCGTTTATCGTTCCGGTGTATGTCGTGCCGTACTGGTAAAACTCCGAGTTTATAGTACACGCAAGCACCATTTTTGTTGATACCGTGTGATATCCTGTCACGGTGTTCGGCGTTGATTTTCCGTAAAGCAGGATATAAAAGCCATAGTTGCCGCTCTGCGGTGCGATCTTTGCCGACCGTCCGAGATATTGATATGTGCTTGTGAGTTCCATCATGTTCCTCCTATCCAGAAGCACGCTGTACGTGTGCCGTCATAGTCCTCAAGACGCGAGTTTTTGCCGATAATCAGGTACTTTCTCACGCTGACGTTTATCGCGCTCACGCCCTCGTTATTTGCCGTCAGGATGTTTTCGTCGTCACGGTTTACGTACATACCGGTGTTGTCGAGAAGGTTCTCTATTTCCTCTCCGCTTTTCTTTATCCGCAGACCGTCTTTGTCGAAGGTATACCCGGTTTCGGTCGTCACCGAGTTTATGTCCCCGACAGCTTCCGAGATCGCGATCCTGACTTGGTCTGCCGTCATGGTCATCGCGACCTGCTGAGACAGCTGGGCTACATCGAAGCGCAGTCCCTCCTCGGTTTTTGTGATCTGGGCAATTCTTTCCGTCCGCTCGTTATCGATCAGCTTTCCGACGTCCTTTGATACGTCGAAGGTGCTGTTTACGCGCATCTCGGACGCGGCAGAGTTTTTGATGCTTGTCATGCCGAGAAAAGTAAAGGACATATCCGTCACGACAGAGAAATATTCCGTCCCGTTCCGGTCTTTCACGCTGATCGTGTCCATAAACTCCGCGAGAGGATATCCTCCTATCTCTCCGTCGAACCTCCGGAGAGTTTTCCCAACGAAGATGCCGTTGAGCGCACTCACCGCCTCGGCTTCTTTGCCGTCCATCAGCGGATTTTCAAGCTCTATAACATATCCGTCGGCTCCGGACATGACGCGGTTCCGGACTATTTTTCCGTCCACCACCTGAGAGGCTATCGCCGAAATGCCGGTTATCGTGATATCATCCGTCGCGACGGTCAGCTTGATCCAGTCCTCCACCGTCTGCACGGCGGGAGAAGCAAAGCTGTATGTGATGATTTCAAGCTCCCCGGCGCGGTTTATCCGGGCATTTCCTCCGGCAAGCATCGCCACCATGCCGAGAACCTTTCGGTAAGTATATCCGTCCGGCTTTGCCGTCACTTCAAAGTCGCTGTTTACAAAGTTGTCGCTTCCGTGAGCAAGACCGCACCGATTGCAGACATCGACGAAGATTTCCGAAAGCGTTGCCGGATAAGACAGCGCGGTGTCGTACTCCTTGTCCGTGAGGTACATATCGTCGTTGGCGGTGATGGAGATTATCGTGCCGGGGGTTTCGGGTGTCAGTACCGTAAAGGTTCCCATGAGCACATCTTCCGTGCCTCCGTCAAGAGCGAAAAGAAGATGCAGCTCGATCTTTGCCCCGGTGAAGGAGTATGCACTAAGCGCGCCGTCGAAGTTCAGCAGTTCAAGCGATATGCTCCTGCTGATTGCTTCTCCGAGGGGCAGACCGTCAGATTCTGCCCCTTCCGATACCTTGTTTCCCATGATTGAGAAATCGTTCTCCGCAAGCGTCAGAACCGTGCCGTTTGCGAGGGTGATTGTCGCGCTACACCTGTAATCCGACCGGTCTTTCATCGCCTCCTTGAAGGCGTCAGATACCGATATCATATAGGATTCACCCCCGTCATCTGTATCGATAGGCTTTCATACACTTCCCCTCCCTCGATAAGCCGACCTATCGAAAGATTCCCACGCCCGACGTAAAATTTTCCGTCTCTCCATGCACCATAGTAAGGCGAGAAATAGTGAAGCGTGAAAGAACTTCCCTTTGCCACCTGCTGAAGGATGGTTTTCATCTCGTCAAGCGTGAGGTTGCTTGCGGCATAGCTCAGGGCTTCGACCGTGAAAAGCCTTGAAGCCTTGAGCTTGCCGTTCTGCGCTCTCTTTGCGCTTTCGTCATAGGTAGTCTCGAAGTCGTACCCAAGCCCCTCGTCGGGCTGTCTTATGGTAATTCCGTTTATCTTGATTTTGTCCTGTGCCATATATCCTCCTTATGCAAGCAGGAAGGGATTCTTCCCGGTCTGCATCTGCGCGTTGCGCCCCTCCTCAAGCAGAAGCTGGAAAAGCGTTTTCCCATTTGCCGTCGCGGTGATGTTGTAAGTGTTCCCGCCGCCGGTGCCGGAACCGAGCACTTCCCGCAGTGCCTGTTTTATGGTCTCAAGCGGCGCCTCGACATTCGTCCCGTGCTTCTGATCGCCGAGAACCGCCGTAAACGGCGCATTCGGAGGGATCACCGCGCCGGATGCAAGATATGGAACGGTAAAAGACTTTAGTTTGCGTATTGCCGCTTTTTTCTTGTAATAATCCTCTCCGGGCTTCATGCTGTCCTCAAGCTGTCCGATCAAGAACTCCGTATAATCTGCAACGTGCGCATTGGTTTGGTTAACGGAACTTATTATTCCATTTCCAAGCGCGTCTCCGATTGCTTCCCCTGCCGCTTTTGCAGCCTTTTGATTTGCTCTTTCAAGAGCCTGTTTCCCGAAAATTGCCACAATCTGAGATATAAGACCCTTACCGCTATTTCGTATATTATCTACGATTGTGTTATTGGCATCAATAATTGCAAATCTGCCGTTTCTCAGCTCAAGCTCTAAGCCTTCAACATATCCTCGTCCTGCATTCTCGCCAAATCCTCGCAAAGATTCAGCAGTTTTAAGCATTTTGTCGTGTGCTTCGACCGCGTTTTTCTTAATAATTGCAGCTGCTTCGGTTGATGTTAATCCCACTTTGGCTAAAAGTTCATTATACTGCTCAAGGGTAAGGATACCATCTTTATAAGCAGAATTTGATCTTTTCACATATTCTTCTATTGAGATAATATCGTTTTTAAGCAGCATCTCAAGCCATTTCATTTTATCTACAGCCTTTTTAGCTGTTTCTTCACGTTTCTTTTCAAGTTTTATTTCATTTTGGATAATATCATACAGCCATTCTCCATACCCCGGTTCAAAAAATCCTCTAAAGGAATCAAATTCGTTCGGCACTCTGCCGAAGTAGTTAAAAAATGCATTCTGATAGTCATCGCTATACATATTATTGATAATCCAACTTATCTTTTCGTATCTTGTTTTAAGATCTTCAACTTGTTCATTAACGCTTGGGAGATTAAGCTCTTCGTTCGTCAGCGCTTTCCCTAAGCCACTTATTGCCTCCGAAATGCCATTCACTAAATTATAAACAAGTCCACCCACACTGGCGAGAGCGCCGCCCCAATCTATCCCCTTTATCGTCTCTCCGATTTTTGTCCCGATATCATCCCACGGGATATTATCCAGCCATGTGGATGTTTTTGACATAACATTTATAAATCCGTCGGATATTTTTGCACCAAAGCTCTTCCAATCTATGTCTCCAAGGGAAGAATCGAGTTTCTTCGTAACAAACATATCCTCCGCTTTTGTGCCAGAGCCTGAACCGCCGCTCCCTCCGAAGCTTCCGGAATCCCATGTTTTTATCTCATCAAGTCCGGAAAGGTTCTTTTTTGCCTCCTTTGCGGCAGCTGAAGTGTCTTTGAGACCTTGGGCATAATCCTTCCATACATCCTTTGCCTGAATATACGTTTTCTGCCCGGTAAGCTGTGCGAAAAAGATTGCAAGCTGAGTTATTGCCTGATTAAGCCAATCCACAACTTTAATAATGTACGGCGCAAGTGCATTTATCAAAGGAGCGATAGCTGCAGTGAGGTTGTTTTTCAGCTTCGCAAATGCTGACTGTATGCCGGAAATGCTTGTGTTCGTTTTCTTGTCAAACTGGACGATGCTTTTTATACCATCCTTTATGGCTGCGCGGAGCTTATTAAACAGCATATAGACCGACGCCATGCCAAGACCGTATTTGATAAACTTTTTCAGCGCACCGCCGATTCCGGAGCCGGAGCTTCTTGCGCTTGAGTTCAGCCTGTCTATCGCACTCTTGAAAATGTTCGTTTTCTTCGCAGATTCCTCCGCTTTTTCGGAATATTCGTCCATTTTCTGCCGCAGTGAGGCATACGAAGCCTCCAGTTTCCCGCCCATCTGTCCGAGCTTGTCCTGTGCTTCGGTCAGCTGAGAGGTAAGACCGGAGATGTCCGCGCCGGTGTATGCTTCGCCGGACTGCAACAGCCGGTCTTTTTCGGCTTTCGCCTCGGCTATTTTCTCCCGAAGCATCTCGATATCATACTCCATGCGCTCATATGCCGTGCTTCTGGTGCTTCCTCCGGTCTCCATGAATCGGATTTCTCTTTCGATTGCCGCGTCAAGCTTCTTCTGGTAGTCGTCTATCTGCTTGTTTATGTCAGTGAAAGCCTGAGATTCAACCTTTTCGCTCTGCGCCTCCTCTATCTTCGCCTTGAGCGATTCAACCCGCGCTTCCTGCTCCCTGTATGCGGCATTCTGCTTCTCAAAAGCCTGTACGGACTTCTCGATGGATATCTGTATTTTTTCGCTTACACCCTCAAGGTTGTGCGCCGCCTTGCGGAAAGCGGCTTCCATGTCCTTGGAGCCTTTTTTGAAGCCGTCGGTTTCGATGGCTGTGTTTATTACTATTGTTCCGTCGGCGTGCCTTGCCATATGTCCTCCTATCCGAGCAGAGCCTTAAGCCGCTCCTGCTCCTGCAATTCCTCTTCCGAGTACCTTTTTTCAAAATCAATGAGCTTTTTGTTTTCCCGGTAAAACGTTCGCTCATACTTTTCGAGCTTTTCTCCCTTTGCCTTCTTGTTCCGGATGCTTATCACGCTGGAGAAAAGCCCCTCGCCTATCTCCATATATGCTCCGAGGAAAGTCCACCAGTGCAGATACGGTGCTACACGGCATTCTGTGCCGAGAACCTTGTTTACGGCAGGGATGAGTATAGGCGCGTCCTGCTCCCAGTCCATGAGCCGGGGTTTGGGGCTGTCGTCTGATGTGCTCCCTGCGTCGATGAACTCCACCGCTTTCTGAAAGGCTTCTTCGTACTTTTCCTGCGGGATTTTGTCAAAGTCCTCATACAGTATCTTCAGGCACACAATAGCCTTTTCGTCATCCTCAAGGTCGGGGTCGTTGAAGGCTTTCAGCACGTCGAGCACCGCGCGAAAGTCGCTTCTAATGGCAAAGCCCACACCCCCGATTTCAAGGGATGTGGGCAGTTCCCAGACATTCACTTTGCGTATTTATCCGTATATTTCTTTATCTTTTTGAGCTTCTTATCGACGCGCTTTTTGGTTATCTGCTCGATGATACCGCCAAGCCCCTCGATTATACCCTCAAAGAAGAAGTCGCCGTCGGAGTTAAGAGAGAGAGCGCTTACCTTCCCGAAAATCCCCTCGTGCGCGTTTTCGCCGAGAAGATAGTCGAACTGCTCCCCGATCTTCCGGTTAAGCTCTGATGCCCGGTCAAGCGGGTCTGCGTCCTCTGAATCTCCATAGCCGTTGAAAAAGTCTATCACCGCCCGGAAGCGGTCAACGATGCCGACGTCTGACGGATTCAGCCCGAATTCTCCTATCTTTGCTCCGGTTTCGTCTTTCAGGTCGATCATGATTTTTCCGGTATCGACCTCAAGTGTAAGTCTTCTCTCGTCCATGTGTTATCTCCTTAAAGCGATGAATCGGCAGTAAAGGTTTTGGTCGCCAGTGCGAACTTTCCCTTTACTCTCTCGCCGGTATAGTATACGGTGAACGGGATCTGATATCCCGAAGTGTCCCCGCCGTAAGAGGTCGGCACGACATAGCAGTCCTGCTGCCATGCAGTGAAAGAACCGCTTGTGGTGGAATCCTCGTCCCAGAGATGCACCTCAAGTGCCTTGGTCTTGCATCCGTCTCCGGTCGTGCGGTTGTCGATGATGTCCTGAAGCTTGAGGAAAAGCGCGTCGCCGACCTCCGCATAATACGGATCTGCATCTGCGGAAACCTCGTACCCGTTGTGCTTGAAGGTTGATTCGCCGAGGATGTTTTTGCTGGTCTCGGTGTCGGGGTTCAGCTCGATGCTGTACTCCTCAAGGTCTTTGCCGAGCCTTTCCCAGCTTACTGTGCTTCCGAAAGAAGTATCAATGTAATGCGCCATGTACTTTCTTTCGATTTTTCCGGTTATAGCCATATTATCCTACCTTTCAAATTCATTTTTGTACTGAGCGGATATGTATATCACCCAGTTTTCGCTTTTGTTTTCGTTTACGCTGTCGAGATATGCCGCTGTCTGCCGCTGTACCTGCGTAATCACGCGGTTTCCGGTCAGGGCGGGGTATCCGTCGAGCTTATACTCCGTGTCGTCTACCGTAATCGTCTGCCTCTCAAGCCACCGTCCGAGGTTGTCAAGCCACTCCTTGATCCTCGCCCGACGGTCTTCGGTCAGATTTGCCGCACGGTATATGACGTGCAGAGGGTATACACACGTCTGCGTTACGTGTCCGGTGATGCTTTCCCGCTCTGTTGCTATAACCGCGCTCGATATAGGATACATCGCCTTCCCGCTCGTTTCGGGGAGCGTCGCAAATGCGATCTCGTCCCCTATCGCAAGCCCCGGATATTTGTTCAGCAGTATGCGCATTGCGGCGGTCACTTCTTCGTAACCGTCAAGATCGTATTTTAACTCTTGGTCTGCCATCAGTCACCTCCGCCGGCTGTTTTTTTTGCTTTTCTTATCCAGTCAGCCGCATAATGCTTTTTGGCTTCATCAAACCACATCGGCACGGCTTTCGGATTAGAAAACGTCAGTTCAACCTCCGGCACTTTTACAACCTTTTTCGCGCCTTTACGCGCCCACGGGCTTTCCGTCACCGGGTCAATCATCAGCTTGCCGTAGTACAGGAATCGCCCGTAAGGAGCATGAGCCGCGACAACCTCGCCGGAACCGGCAAGAGCCATGCTTTCCTGTTCAGTAAGTTGTATGAATGTCCCTGTGTCCATTGGCATAAATGGCTTCATGCCGCTCATCACGTTGTTGTCAAGCTCAAACTGCGCACGCTTGAACTGGTCGTAAAAGCGTTTGTAGTTAACCTTGATTCTGAGGTCGCCGTCGATCATCGTGAAGTTTCCGGTGTATTTCAGCGCCTCGATTTTCTTGGACTTCGCCATAGCTACCTCCCAAGTATCTCAAAGTGCGGTATCACCGTATACAGAGCCGCAGAGCTGACGGTAAAGACGTAATCGTGCTTTTTGAGCATATAGTTGTAAAAGCCGTCGTACTTATCGAAATCCGCGTCAGAAACCGGGGCAGTGTCATACTTTCCCCACATGAAGAAGTCGCTGTCTTCGCCTTCGCTCGTGAAGGTGATAGTCTTCGGCAGAAGGTCGTTTGTCTGCCTGTCCCACTCTTTGGGCGAGAGCCACTTTTTCCCCGCGACGTATATGCCGCCGTCGGTCTTTGTGTACTTTATATGCAGCACCGCTTTATCCTGAGATTCCGCGCCGTATTTCGCAAGTATCGCCGCCTTGTCGATGTTGAGATCAACCCCGGAGATGACTGTGGGATACCATGTATCGCCGAGGGAAGATTCATACCGATTGAAAACGGTGACGGTATCAGAGTACATAAGGATATGCCCCTCCGTACAGCAGATTCACACCATTTGCGTCTTTTGCTCCGGACAGGTATTTCCTTACCGTCGCAAAATAAAGCTTCCTGCGCTCATCCTCGCTTGCCACAGCGGCATCTATCGCAGACTGCCCGGATGATACCGAGTAGCTGATCGATTCCGAGCCGGATGATACCGACGAAACGACAGCCCCGGTGACGGTGCCGTCCTCGCGCTGTACAAGCCCCCGGACGGATGCCGCGCGTTTTTCTGCGGCATCTATCTCGGACATATCATGTATAAGAGCACAGGCACAGCGGATCACAGCCTCGGCATCGTCAGCGTCCGTCGGGTGCGCGATTTTAAGTTTTTTCACCCCGTCCACGCCGGTTGTGCAGTAGTCCATATACCGCGATGCATCATACGAGAATCGGTTGAAATCTATCTCAGATATGCTTCCTTCACCGTATATCGACGTATACCGGCTGTAATCCGCATATGCCATACGCCCTCCTCCTTACTTTACTGCGATGGTCGCGTTGCCGGACTTGAGCGCCTTATAGGTGCTGTCAGCCTCAACAACGGTGATCTTGTGTCCCGACGTTGCCGCGATGTCAGACTTGCCGTCCCATGTCGTCCAGTTGCGGACGTTCTGGAGGTAAGTCACGGTCGGAGCGGTTGTTGAATCGGTCTTGTACTTGTACACGCCGCCGACCTTAGCGGGAGTGACGGTCAGCTTGGTTGTGCCGGTCGTGCTTCCTGCCGCAGATGCGACAGTCAGAGCGCCGAGAGAACCGTTGCCGTCGGACAGCGTAACGACCGCGATTGCGTCGATGTACTCTGCAAAGAGGGTAAGCCCCATGATTGCGAAAGCCTCGGACACAGCGGTGTTGTAGTTGCCCTGCGTGTGGAAACCGATGAGGTTCGTCTGTCCCTGAGTAGTATACTCAAGTCCGGCGCGACCGAAATCGGAATCGCCGGGATCGACGTAGTAAAGCACGATATTTTCGACCGGCGTTGCGATCACGCGACCTCTTTCGATCTCGTTTTCGCCGAGAAGGAAGATGGTGTTGAAGCCCATGAAGTCCTTGATGTACTGGAATCCGAACTGGGTCTGAATCGTGATGTTTGCGTTGCCGAGGTATTCGTATACGTCAAGGACGTTGACGAAGCCGACGGTGCCGGTCATGGTGCGGTGAATGGTCTTGAACTTGTTTTCGACAAGTCCCTTTGCCATTGCGAGAGCCATCTGGAAGGTGGTCTCGGTGTCGGTCAGCTCACCGGTGTTGAGGTAAGCATAGAAGCGGGATGTAACCTCGCTCTGAAGCTGGAACAGGAACTCGTCGTCGGTCATCGCGACCGCATTGTCGTATCCGTGATCCTTGATTGCTTCTATCGAGACTGCCTTTGCGTACTTCTCGATGGTCATCTCGGCGTAGTTCTTTTCCTTGACAACGAAGTTGCTGTAAGGGATCTCCTCGCCTTCGCCTACCGCGCCGCTCTTGAGCGTTCCTTCTGCGTACTTGCTCTTGAGTACCGCGCCGGGCTGTTTCTTGATGGGACGCATGATGCCGAGGATTTCGGTGAGATGCTCCCAGTTACGGGTGAACCGCGTGACGAAGTCTATCTCTCTCGCGGTTACGCTGATATTTGCGGATTTTGTAAGTCCGTCTTTAGCTGCCATAGTTATTCATCCTTTCTGAACAAATCCATGTTCTGTGCGATGGCGGTCTGCCGCTCTGTCGCGTCTTTGATTTTGTAAATATCCTCGATGCTGGAGTACTTCTTTACGCCGTCGTTCTTCCCGAAGGATGAAGTAAAGCGCGCTGAAGGTTTGCTGTCCTCGGCAAAAGCGTCCTTGTCCTCCTCCCTGAGCTTGGATATCAGGGAATCAAATCCACGGAGCTTGCCGTCCTTGTTAAGCTCGATTCTCTCCTCTTTCAGCCGGGATTTCACCCCCCGCTTGGCTGTCTCAGAGGTAAACTTTATGCCGTCCAGCGCGGCATTCAGCGCGTCGTCAAGGTCTCTTTCGGCGAGCTTGTCCTTAAAATCCTTTTCCGCTTTCTCGGCTTTTTCCTTATATTCGGCAAGCTGAGTGCGCATGGTGGACAGGTCAACGCCTTCAAAGCCCTTGAGCGTGTTCTTCGCGCTTTCGAGCTGCGACTTGTAATCGTCGCGTTCCTGCTCAAGTCTTCCGGTCTTCTTCTCCATCTCGGCGACTGTCTTGTAATTTTCCGCGACCTTCTTGGTGAGATCGGGCAGTTTGTCCTCCGGAACTTCGATGCCGATTTCCTTGAGTATTTCTGTGATGTTCTGCATATTATCCTCCTGCGTGATTTGTTTTTCGCGCCGCCCGCGAATCGGATGATAAGCCGTGTAAACCCCGGCAAGGTAATTTTATGTCACCGACTGTATGTCAGCTTCATATCTGCGATATCGACAAGGGACTGATTCTTGCACTTCGGGCAGAACAGCGGGAAATCGCTGACCTTGGTGTGCCGATTGACCATCACGCGGGTTTTTCCTCCGCATATCGGGCATAACACCCACTCGTTTTCGGTCGGATTAATAAGCCTCACCCCCTATCATAACCATTGTAAAGCCAAAAACAAAAAAAGTCCAATACGCATTTAAGGGGGAGAGCGTTTCCGTTCTCCCCCCCGCCTGTCAGCTAAGGCTGTTCAGCTTACTGAGATACCGCTGTATCGTCTCGCGCTCTTCCGCGCAGTCAGCGTCCCGGAGCATTTCCTCCATTCTGCTGGTGAAGCTGTCCATATAGTCGTCGAGGGTGTTCATCAGCCGCTGTTTGCAGTTTCCGTCCCCTGCGTTGTGTCTGTATGTCCGCTTACTGTCGATATATCGGTTATAAGCATCCGAGCCGTCCCGATAGCTGTATCCGTCGCTCCGGCTGTACCTGCCGTGACTGTCACGCTTCCGGTTTCTCTCGCTGTATCCGTCGGTCTCATAGTAATCCTTTTTGGCTTCCCAGTAATCGACGTTTTTCAGGTCTTTGTACATATCTATGAGCTTGTACGCATGATCGAGGTTGCCGATGTTCAGCCCCTTTTCGGCTATCTTATCAAGCTCCTCTTTTATGCGTTCGCCCATGCGGTACATCTCGTCCATGCTCTCACCCCCTAAGCCACGCGCTCAACAATGATGTTGGCGTTCTGGATTTCGATCGCCTGCCCGCTTGTGTTCTCCACCGCAATAGTGTAGCAGCACCCGCGAGGAACCGTGACAAACAGTGATCCGAAGACGTTCTGATACTCGCCCACCGCCGCCGGGGTGGATATCATCGAGCTTGCAGGTATCGGCTCTCCACCGATGGCAAGCGCAATCGATATCGCACCCACTGTGCCGCCCGTCGGGATTGCAATATTGCCTCCGAAGGACACCTTGTATCTTGCGCTCTGAGCGCAGGAATTCACGATGCCGCGCAGAGTTATAACTCCCGCGCCTTCGCGGTGTACGACATATCCCTTGGTGCAGGGAACAGGCGTCTCGGTGAAAAGGACGTTGCCGTTTGCCGCCACTGTCTGGACGGCGTTTGAAGTATATTCAGGCATCTTTTGCACCTCCTACCGTGATTCCGTGTGGCTCACTCAACCGCCGCAGGTACCGAAGGTACTTCCGCAGCAGTTAGGATTCTGGACGATATAAGACGGTGTCGGGATGGGCTGAATCCTGTTCACGATATCGCTTCCGACCTGCGTGATAAACTGGTTCTGAGCGGTCTGAGACTGTGCAAAACGCAGCGCGTTGTTATCCGCGAGAAGGTCAGCGTTGCGCGACTTGAGCGCGTCTATCTCCTGCTGACACATCTTGTCGAGGATCGCCCTTGTTCCGGCGTTGGTGCTGTCGATGATATCCCTTGCTACGTTCTGTATGTTGTTGTTCGTCGCGCAGCTCTGTGTCGCCATGTCATAGCGCACCTGTGCTATGGCTTCGCGGTTCTGGCAGCAGCAGTCCGCAAGCTGGCTTGAAAGGCTGTTGAATCCTTTTTCCACCCCGCAGAAGCCCTGCATCATGCCGTTGTTCAGCGCATAGGTGCTGTCACACAGCCCCTGCTGTATGCCCCTTATGCCGTTTTCAAGCCCGTTGAGCGCAAAGCCCTCGTTGATGTCTGCGCGTGTGGCATATCCCTGAAAACCGGCTCCGTTTGTGCCGTTGTTGCCCCATCCGTTGTTCCATCCACCGAACATCGCGAACAGGAACAGGATGATAATCCACCATGCACCGTCACCGCCGAAAACTCCGTCGCGGTTGTTTCCGCTCACTGCCGCGTAATCGGCAGGAGACATTCCGTAATTCTCCATGATTTTTCCTCCATGTGTATTTTAATATATTGCAATCCGTGCGCACGGTTGTTGCCATGAAAAAGAGCAGACACAATAAAGTATCTGCTCTGCGTTATACGTCCGGCTTATTTTATTTCAGCATTCCTTGAAACTGCCGCGCCATCTGCTGAAGCTGGTCAAGCTGCTGTTGTGATATCCTGCCCGATTGTACCAGTCTCATAACCTCGGCTTTCGGGTCGCCCTGAAAGCTCTGCCTGAACTGCTGGAATTTTTGTATCAGCGCGTTCTGCTGATTCCCTCCTCCGAGCATTCCGAAAAGCGGATTCATATCTCTGCCTCCTTTGCTTCGAGCTTGTTCACCTTCTCAGTCAGCTCGTTGATCTTTGCGCCGAGAGCGTCATATTCTTCCCGCGTTATCGTCGGGACGCTTGCGGGCGTCTGTGCCTCGTTTACGCGGCGGTATTCGTACACCTGAAGCGGATGAGGCATCCCGTTTGCGTCCGTAGACTTGATATAAAAGCGCTGTGTTTCGCTGTCCATGAGCATCACGGTGTTTCCTGCCGCTACAAGGTAAGACTTCGCCCCGGCTTCGCCCTGCACCCACTGTATGCCGTTCTGCGGCTGTTGGGGCTGCTGTGCCTGCATCTGCGGATATACCTGTTGACCGTATATCGGCATCTGATACCCGTTCTGATAATTTCCGTATGCCATAATCGCACCTCCGTATATAAAAACAGTGCCAGAACGATAGAAGGCTCTACGGCTCTGACACTTTATTTACTTTTGCCAGCAGTACAGGGGAATCTCGTTCCCGCTGTCCCACGAATCATAATACTTTCCGTCTATCACGCAGACCACGTGACCGCTTATCGCGAGGATGTACGTCCCGGTCGGATTGTCCCGGCAGAAATCGTCCACTGTGTACACGTCCTGCCCGTGATCGTCAACGAGCCTCCGGGAGTACCCGTGTTTCCGCAGATACGCGCCCCACACATGATCGGCTGACGGCAGATCTGCAAGCTCAAACCCACAGACAGACACCCCGGCGTATGTTGTCTCCCAATCCCGTCCGGTTGCCTTGGATATCGCCCGGATGACGCAGTCTCCGACACGGTTTCCCCTTGGATTGGGGTTGTACTGTATGAAGTTCATCGCCCCACCTCCGTTGTAATAATTATACCATACAGGGAGCGAAAGTCAATAGATAAAGCCCGATGTGTATTCACCGGGCTTTTTGTGGCTGTTTTACAGGGGGTTTCGGGCGGTTGTATACGCGCGGTCAGGGAATGTCATACCAGCTCTTCTTTGTTTTGATGCACTCTTTCAGTATTCTGACATAGTCCTCTATGCTGTCGAATTCATCATAATTGAATCCGGGTGGGGTTTCGTTGAATACTTTTTCGTACTCATCCATAAGACCGCGTATTTCCTTGCTTTTCAGCATTGCGACTTCTTTCGGGCACAGGTACATTATCATACATCCTTTCTGATTTCGTTATATGCTTCGTAGACTTCAGGGAAAATCTCGTTAATGAGATCAATGTGTTTCTTCTGATCAAAGACACCCATTGAAAACAGATTGGCGAATATCTCTTTTTCTTTGGTGCCTTGTTTTGACCAGTACTTTGTCGAGTGATATGCCATTGTTTTGATATCTCCGTTTGAAAGCGCAGAGATGATATCCGAAAAGAAACCGTCACCGTCGGCATTCACGCTGTATTCTCTCAACCTCCCCGCATTCCGCATAGCGACCGGGTATGCATCATCAATCGCCTTGCTGAATTTCGCGTTTTTCTCTGAATGATAATCCAGAGCGTCAATGCGGTGAGAAAGCTCATGCGTTACAGCTTGAGGATAACTGTAATTGTCAAAGTTTCGGTGTTCAGGATTATACACTACCCTGTCGCGCTTGGTATCATACCGGAAAGCGGAGCTGATTTCCGTGTTCTCTTCAAATTCCGTCGTTTTATAAGCTGTCTCTATGCTCATTTTATACTCTTCCGGAACTTTTGTCAAGAGCTTTTCGTAATCTGCGTTTGCTTTGTCTATATCGAACCGCCCCGATGCGTCCCTGTACTCCGACATCGGCTTTTCGACGTTATAGATATCTGTCCCGACGGTCACCTCAACCGTGCTCGTGTCCGGCTTCTCTCTCGGCTCTGTGCTCCGGCTGTTCTTGTACCTTGCCGCAGCTCCCCGCGCCTCTGCCGCCTGCTGCCTGTCCCACTTGGCTATCGTCAGCCGTTCCTGACGCGTTTTCAAGCCGTTCTGTTCACAGAAGTCCTTGTATTCCTTGTTCTGCCGCTCCAGCTTCGCGGCTTTCTTCTTGTAATCCTCGTCGAGCGCCGCCTTGTGGTCGGGGTGTTCTGCATAATCGCGACCTTCCTTTATCGCCATGACCTGACGCTTGGTGTGCCGGATGCGGTTTTCAAGCTGTCTCTGCTTTTGCGAGAGATCGTATGCCTTTTTGTTCTCCTCGCTGTCGTAATCCGAGAAGGGATTTGTCTCACCGTCTCCGGGGCTGTATGAATGCCGGCAGTTCGCGCCGTTGATTCCCTGTACTTCGCCCTGTCCGCATACGCTGAAGGGCGGAAAACGCTTGTCTTTGCCGCTTTTGGAGTAAAATTTGCCCTGCCACCAGAAGTGATTTGTGTAATCGTTCTTCTCGGTGTACCTCGCGCCGAGATGGGCAGACACAAGAAGTATATCCCAGTCCATTTCTTCCATGCGGGCGTTGGTGATCTCCGCGCATGACTGAGAGATTCCGGTTCGAATGTTGCGAAGTGTAGCAGTTTCAATCGTGTCCCGCCGGGTGATGTTGCCGTCCTTGTCCCGGTATGCCACCACAACGCCCTCGTCGGCTATGCGGTTTATCGCCTCACGGAATGCCTGCGTATACGATATCGCGCCCGACTGCACGCTGTAATATGCACGGTCGCACTCAACGATAAACCGGCGGTATGCCTCCCCCGCTGTCGTGCGGGAAAAGTTACGCCACTCTCCGAGCGTCGCTTCGTATGCCCTCTGCATCATGCGGATGTACTGCGGCGACTGTGTGAGCGGCTTTGTTGCAAGCCCTGCCGCCTCGTATACCCGGCTGTCGTAAGCGTAAGAGCGTATGCCGGCATCCTCAAAGGCGGCGCGGATTTCTGCCCTCTGGAGCTTGGTCTTTGCCGCTATCTCCTTTTCGATATCCTTCATGAGGAAGCCCGCCTGCTTCAGCGTTTCAAGCTGATATTTGTCAATCGGGGTGAGTATGTAATCGTCTCCCCGCTCCAGACGCGCCACAATGCGCTGTATAAGCCTTTTAACGATATCTTGATGTAACCGCTCCGCTATTTCCTCCGCGCCCTCAGAGACGCGCAGAAGGTACTCAGGAGACAGCATTTACTCCTCGCCTCCGAACATCGGGTCAGCCGGGGTTGCCTCCTCTATGAGAGCCTTTGCCTCTTCCTCGCTCAGTCCCTCAAACTTCACAAGATAATACCAGAAAGGAACTTTGTTCGACTGTGCATAGCTGTACCATCTCGCGCGATCCTCCTCCCGGTTGTATGTGATGTCCCCGAAGTCATACGTCACCTTGTATGTCCCCGCCGGAGCGAGGTTGTATGCATCGGCGAACTTGTCGAGCGCGTATATCACACCGTCAAGGCAAGCCTGAAGCTTATCCCTCATATCCTTGATGAGCTGTATCGTGCGGCGGTCATCTGATTCGACCTGCGTCGCCGTGACCATGCCGGATTTTTCGTTGAAAACGAAGTACCCGTTGGAGAAGCCGCACTTGTACCCGATCTGCGAAAGAAGGAAGTTCATGCCGCTCTTGCGCATCTCGGTATTGAGGGACGGGTTGATCTCGTGATATATCTCGCTGTTGCCGTCGCCTTCGACAGTCTTGATATAGTCCGGAAGCCCCATGTCACGGGAAAGCGCATCGGCGTTCTTCTGGCTGAGACGTGCGCCGGGTGTGCTGAGAAGGCGGTCGCTGTCGAGGAGCACAAGCCGCTTGCTGTCGAGGATTTCCTTCGCGTTGCGGCTGTATGCTATATCAAAGTCCCGGAGTTCTTCGGTCGCCTCCGCAAAGACCGGCAAGCCCAGCGGGGAGCCGATATCAACGTTGTTCGCGCTCGGTGTGCGGAAAACTCCGAACAGGGGCTTATCGACATTGACAGCGACTATATCCTCCTGCAAGCCGCTCCACGGGGTCTCGGCTATCGGTACGGCGCGTCCGTTGTCGTTTTCGCTCTCTCCCTTGAAGCACCGATTGGATATCTCATACTTGCGGTTGTCCCCCGTGCCGGTGAAGCGGTGATACTCAAGCCGGGTGTACCACTTTTTCTCATACTTCTGCCGATCGATGAACACAATCCCGGTAATAGCTCCGTTTGCCATGTCAACAATCTTGTATCTGTCCGGCATGACGAAATCTATCCCCTCGCCATTGGGCTTGAGGATCATATTCCCTGCCGCGCATCCGTACTCCGTCCAACCCCTGAAGCTTGAGTATGCTGCGTCTATCTGCTCCTGAAGCCACTTTGCGCGTGCGCTCCCGTCTATCTTTATACCGATAGCAAGAGTAGTAAGCCGCGCGACCTCGGAGCATACGCTTTTCGCGACGTTTACGGTCTTGATATGCCCGTCGGGGTCTACCCAGTCAGGCATACCGCTGTATATATCCATGCACCGCTTGATGTACTTGTCCATCGCAGTGGATGATATAGGCTCCACGTCAAACTCGTCTTTGATTCGGCTGTCGATTAAAAGCATTCTGTTAAACCATCCTTTTATCCATGAAATAAGTCCCATATTATGCGTTTATCCCCCGCTTGTTGAATAGACTTTCGTATGCGTATCTAAGCGCGGAAATCGCATGGTCGTTGCCGTCCGGATATCCGCTGATAACATTTCCTTCTTTGTCCCGCTCATACTCATACTTTGTGATCTCGTTGTATGCGTTCGGTGTGCGCTTCGGGTCGATAACAATCGTCCGGCATTGCAGCCACTTGAAGCCGTACTCCACCGAACCCGCGCCCTTTATCGCTCCGCGCGCTTTAAGCCCCATGTCCCGGTAATCGTTGACCGACTTCGGCTCTGCGCTGTCGCACGTGATGGCAAAATCGCTGTAACCTTTGTCGATGATCCATTTTCCGGTCTCGGCATTGCTCTGCTTGTTCACATACAGCTCGTCCATGAGATATATCTTCTCACGCGCGGCATCGTAGTGCGTCCGGAGAAAAGCAAACTGATCAGGATACCAACCGAAGTCCACGCCCTGATATATCCTGTCCATGCGGGATATCTCCTCGTCGGTAATCTCGCGCACCTCAACAAGATCGAAAACATTTCCTCCGCTCCCGTTGGGAATGCCGAGATACTCATGCTCATAAGCTGACGGGTTTATCTCCTTCAGGTGCTCCGCTTCATCGATAAAGGGCTGTCCGAGCCACTCAACCGGAACGTCCTGATATGTGGACTTATGCACGATCCGGTTGTCCTTCGGCTCAAGTATGTACTGGTTAGCCCAGTTTACCTTTGATTTCGGCGGGTTGAAGCTCTTGAAAATCCACGCGTGCTCACCGCCTCGGATGACCGACTGCGTGATGTTTCGTATCTCCTCCTGCCCGCAGAACTGGTCAAGCTCCTCAAACCACAGGATGCCGAGATATCCGAACTCCGGAGAGATAGACTTTATCTTTTCCGGCTCATCGGCACCACGGAAGTATATCTTCTGCCCGGTTGCCTTCAGCGTTATCTCAAGCGGGCTTTTGTGTACCGTGAACTCTGCCGTCAGTCCCTGTTTTTCAATCGCCCATTTTATCTTACTGTACACGGAATCCTTTAAAGTGTTTCCGACCTTTCGGCACACTACACAGTGTATATCCCGATAGTTTTTCATGATTTCGACCACAATCTGCGCGATGGTGGACGACTTTGTTGAGCCTCTGCCGCCGGAAAAGACATACTCAAGATATTTCTGATCCCGCACTGCCCGGAGCGTACTGTGAAAAGCGTCCGGCACTTCGTACAAGTCCATATGGTATACGCGGTTGATGAGCGACTGCCGCTTTTCCTCTGCCTTGGCTTCTTTTTCTTCCTGCTTTTCGATAAGCGCCGCGACCGTGCTGAAAGCCCTGCTGTCGCCCTTCATTGCCGCCTGTATCTGCCCCGCTATCATAGCCGAGGCAACGGTCACATCGTCGCTCACAAGCCCGCCAAACTGCTTCTTGATCGCATCTTTGCCCTTGCCGTCGAGCTGTGAGTAAATCATGGCAGAGGCAAGCTGCGATATTGCTTTTTTCTCCCGGCGAACCTTTACGGATTTCTTCCCGCCGATGCTGCCGAGTTCCCGCGCTTCCTCGGCGCTTCTTTCCGAAAACGGTATGCCGAACTTCGCGCCGTCTGCCATGTGTTCACCTCACCCTCTTACGTGTAATTTCTATATGTCTGCTCGTACTTTGAAGGCAGCCACTTGTCCTGCTTATAACTATAATAATAGCCCCTCATGCTTACAATTGAAGCCGATCCACTCCTCTATCTCCAGCAGATCATACACCGGGGCGATTTCGGGGATATCGTACTTGCCCACGCCGGGGAACTGCGCATATCCGAGATTGAGAATATCCTCTTTCATGCTCTGCGTTTCGGCTTTGTAGTCCGGCGGCTCGATCTCCTCCGGCACTTCAAGAGTAAAACCGAAATCCGACATATCGATATCGATGATGCCTGCAAGCTCTTCACCGAGAACCGGCAAATCCCACTCGGAACTCTCGCTGACCTTGTTATCCGCGAGACGATATGCCTTTATCTGCTCCTCGGTGAGATTTTCCGCGATAACACACGGCACTTCTTTCATGCCGAGCTTCTTTGCGGCTTTGTATCTTGTATGCCCGCAGATAATCTCGTGATTTACATCAACCACAATGGGCTGTTGCCACCCGAACTCTTCAATCGACCTTGCCACCGCCGCGATGGATTTGTCGTTCTTTCGCGGATTCTTTTCGTATGGGTGTATATCTCCGATTTTAAGTGTTTTGATTTCCATGTGTACCTCCATTGTATAGCAGTATGAGCTTTGCGTCAAATACGCATTTAAGGGGAGCCTCAACAGCTCCCCTGTTTTCATTTCCCTTTTCCGAGCCAGACGATATACTTATCCCGGAAAATCGCGAGAGCCTTTTTTCTGTATGCGTAGAAGTCCGTCTGCGCATAAGGTATGCGCTCGATCTTGTCGTAAGAATCGCCACGAGAAAGATTTTGATAAAGCAGCTCCGCTATCTGGTCGTTCGATTCTTCGCATGATTGCCGCAGCAGCCCCTGCACCTCCGGCTTTTCCATCCGGCAGAGTGCAAGGAGAAAGTTCCGATTTTCCCTTGTGATTTCATAGTCTTTATATCTCTTGTCCCGTGTCCGCATTTTTACCTCCTGTCAGTCATCTGTCATACCCAGCCCGAAGACAAAGGCTATATGGTCTTTCAGCTCGTCCTCCGTCATGGGGTCGCCTGTATACGATGCATGATATACCAGTCGGTCTCCCTTGAAGATGAGGATGGAGTCGTCGGTCTGAGCCGCTGTATAATCGCCGTATTCAGCGATTGTCGGCGGGTGGGGCGAATCCCTCCAGATATATTTTCTTCCGCAGAAAGCGCATCTGTGCGTGTCGTAGGCGGGTTCTCCGCAATACGGGCAGAAGGGAGCGAGGACACCGAATTCTCTGTACCATTGCACCTCTTCTCTGCCGAGGGCTTTCAGGATTTTGTTTTTCAGGGTCATGGTTCGTCCTCCATATTTATCGGTATTCCGACGGGTTTTACGCTTTCGCTGCTGTCGGTGGCGCGGAAGTGTTCTCCGGGGTAGGGGTACATAAACCGGAACATCAGATAGTTCGCGGCATCGACGAGGTGTTCGGTATTTTTGTCCCGCCTGAAGGCTTCAAGGCAATTCTCGGCGGTTTTGAGAGCGTCCACTCTGCCGCCGCCGAAATTTATCCTTGCGGAGCCGTACTTTATATGCGACAGTTCAACGCGGTTTCTGCGGAGGCGGTCGAATTCTTCGCTGTAGTCGGTCATTTCTTCTTTCCTTTCAATTCGAATAATCTGCATATACGGCGGCAGGAGTAGTTCACATCAGCCATTCGCACCACCCTTTATTGATGGACAAAAGTGATTTTTAATTCGTTCTATGGCTTGTTCTGCCGTGTGTCCGTCCCATTTTGGAGCGCTTGGCAATTCTTTAACATCAAACAAACTCCAATATTCAAGCGGATAATGATATGTTGCACTTCCTTGTTTTGTGTCAATTCCAACAATGAAATATCCGTAAAACATATCGCCTG